AAGCCTACCGGGCGGCCGTCTCAGAGGTAAGCGGGGTGGCCCCCTGGGTCGTACTTCCCTCGGCGGGAGTACCGTCGGCGGCCTCGCTTCTGCTCAGCCTTGGTCTTCCGATCGTGGCAGTCATCGCACAATAGCTGGAGGTTGCTCATCACGCTGCGCCCCCCCTCTGCGCGGTTCACCACATGATCGACCTGACGTGCATCAGCAGCTCCGCATTGCTCACAGAACAACCGCGCACGCACAGCACGTATCATCCAGCCAGGTGTGCGATCACCTTGCCATCCCGACCAAGCCATCACTCACCTGTTGTCCGTTGCTGCCCGATCTCATGTGCCTACCAAAATACCCACCGAGAGCAACACACGTCGAACGCGGCACCACCCAATGAACGAAAGGAATCATTGCTCCCGGTGGGTATTACAGACATTACATTACACGAGCGCGGCCATGCATCCACATAATCACGCGTGACCTGCAGATATAACCCATGGCACACACATCACATGCACACACATACCTGCATCATGTACCTATCACCTTACCTACCATATCCCTGTTCAATGTAGGTAGGGCTAAGTAACATACACCTATTGCTGCAGTATCTACACCTGCATGTGTACCCACAGGTACTACTGTCCCATCTGCAGTAATACTACCTGCATCTACACGGGGGGCATAGTTATCTATCAGCTCAACGGATTCAGCGAAGATAGATAATACTACCTGCATAATACTGTCTTTGTTAGCTACACCTTCGACAGTAATACCGTCTTCCACGATATACCCATCCACAGGTACATCGTTGACGTATACTATCCCGGCAGCTTTATCGCATACTACCCGCGCAAGTACCCCATCTTCTCTATCTCGATGCATTACTGACCCTTTCCTTTACCCACCCCATTATCTCCGAACATCGTTTCGATGTGGGCGGACAGGTCCTTGAATGCTTTCTCCATGGCCGATAGTGCTTGCATGGCCACATAGTTCACATTGCAGTTCTCGTCCTCGGCCGGCTTGACTCCCATCCAGACCATGAACTGCCTCAGGTCCTCAGCCGTCGCATCCGGCTCAATGACCCGCCCTGTCTGTCGGGCTTCCCGGTTTCCCATCCTTGATCCTCCTCAGTTCGTCGCTTGCTTTCTTCGTCTCACCATTGGCCCCGACCTTCAAGATCGCGAGCGCGATGGCCATTCCCTCCACACGACCGACTGCTCGTGCATTCGTCAGCGCGGGGCGATGCTTGTACTCCTCGGGCGTGGGCTCATCCTCGATCTTGCTATACAGCTCACGAGCCTTGTCCTCGACCTTCACCACTGCTGCAGTCGACGGGATGAACCACCCGTTGTCGAGGGCCGAGTGTCCTGCCGCCTGAGAGGCCTTCAGACGCCTTGGTTTGCCTCGTCGTGACATTCCCGCGTCACCTCATCCTCGGCGCGCGTACGGACGGCTCAGGCGTCACGCGGACCACTTGACCGCCAGCGAGGCGGTGCTTAGTCGCCGCTGCTTCGCCACGTGCTGCACCACACCAAGCACACCAAAGCCAGGTGGCGCCCATGCGCTTGGTGCAAGACGCGCACTTGACCTCCTCAGCTGACTTGGTCTGTGAGCCCCCGTCACGCACGAACGACCTCAGCAGTCGATCGATGCCGCGCTTCTCCTTTTGTGCAGCCTCGTCCCTCAGCCCACCGTTGTGAGTGTTGAACCGCTTCTTCGGTGACCCGCCGCTTTCACCTGCGTGACCGAGCGGTGAGGTGTACTGGACGTAAGACCGTTCAACGAGGTTGTAGTAGTAGAGAACGAATGCTCGTGGCATGTAGCCGAGCAGTTCCTTCTCAATGTCTTCGACGTTATTCTTCCTTGCCATCCAACACTTCCTTGATGTGAGGAACGAGCGCCTGGATCATCTTGTCCAGCGAGAAAGTGATCGCGTCCATGGGGAGCTGAGCTGACACCATGGTCTTCACCGCGACCGTTCGGTCCTGCCTCCCGCGAACGAGCACTTCCATCCTCAGCTCGTGAAGGTCAACCGGAAAGTTATCCTCCCGGGGAACTTCGACCCGGGCCCCCTTGGCGAGCTCTTTAGCGATGCTGATAAGGGGCGGGTAGAACTGAGGGATGAGCTGTCGAGCGTAAGACCCCAGTGGGTGATTGTTCGACTCGGCAGCATTGAATACCTGATCGAGTGCCCAGTGCGCGGCTCCGCGGGTAATATCAGTCATCATCGCCTCCGCGATAATCCTCGAGCGGGTCGCGGCCCTCGACCACGTAACGAGCCACGTCGATCAGCGGCTGGGTGTCGACTGCCCCGCTGCTCACGAAGCTCTTGGACGCGAGCACCTCGCGAGCGACGTTCAGACCAGCGACACGTTGACGCTGCTTCTTGCTGAGCACAGGCTTCTTGGGCTTCTCATTCACTGGCATGTCTTTCCTACTTTCCGACTCGAACTTCGATGGTTGTGAATGTGGACAGAATGGAGACGGGCTGATCGAGTGAGTTCCAGTCCATGGAGTACTGGTCGATCGGGTCGTGCGGAGGTAGATCCTCACGGTTGAGGACTTCCTGCAATTGCTTGAGCGTGAAGTCCTTCTTCTTGAACTTGTAGACCCGCATACCTATTCCACCTCCAAGGTGACGTTGTGACCTTTCAGGTCCCAGAGCTGACCAGCAATGATGTACGCCGTATCCTCGATCAAAATGGCCTCACCCGAAGGCGGGATCATATCGCGAGGAACGTCGCGGTACACGGCGATGACTTCTTGAGCTACCTCCACACCAGCCTCGTGCTTGTGGTATCGGACAGCGAGGTTCATGAGCCCAGTCCCATCGCCTTGATGTTCATGGTGAAGATCATCTTGACGAGTTCGAACGCGTGGTCCGGTTGAAAGCCTTTGTCCTCGAGCTGTCGCTGCATCTCGGCGAGTTCGATCGCTCCTTGAGCGTACGGGGACAACGGGCCTTCGTGTTGCGAAAGCAACCAGCCCATAGACATGAGATACTGGTCCACCGCTTCGGCGAACTCATCGCTGAGCGGGTGCATCTTGTTCTGTCGCTCGACGAGCAAGTGCGTGAGCGTCTGCTTGATTGCCTGTGCTGATTGACTCATATGACTATCCTATTCCCTGGTGGCTCACCGTGATTCACAGCGTGCGCCGTAGGCGCTCGATGGGAAGCACTCGGCGCGATAGCGCCGTCATCTCCTGCCATTCGTTCGCGCGGCGTGTGTGCGTCGAAGACGCGCGCACACGTCCGTGCGTTCACAGTGCCCTTACCCTCTTGAGCGCTATCTTGGTCGCGGACAGGAAGTCTTCCCATTCCACACCCCGAGCTAGCGGGATGAGTGCCTTCTCGATATCGTCCTCCAGCGACGTGACGATGTTCTTCTCCGGGTTCTTGATATACCACTTCTTACCGACCCGGTAGCTCTTCAGGCACATGTCTTTCTTGGCCTTACGATACGTGGTCTCAGAAATACCCCGACGATTCACCACGAGATCGTAGAGATCATAGGCTGAGATATCGTGCGGGGTAGCAGAGAAAGCTTCTCGAAGGATGGTATGCGCTCGCGTTCTTTCTTCCATTTCTTATCTTTCTACTAAAGGACCCGAAACGATTTACCATCCGATGTTCATGTCTAAACACGGCCGGACGCCTGGATGTGCGTACGCGTCTAACGCGCGACGCCCACCGACGCTCGGCCTGTTCGCATGAATCGGAGAGAGGAGCACCGGATGGTGTCTCGTATGTGATCGTAACATATGTGGTCTCCAAGGGAAGATCGAAATATACCCCTACCAGGCGATAGGGGCTATTCCGTCAGTACGTGATCGAACAGTCGTTGAGGTCGGGGTAGTCGTTCATCAGGAATGAGATGACTTTCATCATGCCTTTCTTAGCCAGGCCGGTAGCCTCGCACAGGTCGACAATGCTGGCCTGTCCAGAGTCCATGACGTGCTTGATGTACGCGCGCTTCAGGCGTGTGTGGCCGGACATGCTCAAGTCAGCGCCCAGCGGGTCCACAGCATCGGGATTGGGCACTGCCTCACGTATGCGTGCGATGATGACGTTGGCCGCCTTACCGGACACCTCAGCGCCTGTGTCAGCGTCTTGCACCGCAGGGTCCCAGCGTCCCTCGTCGATCCCCTCGACAATGAACTTCATGACGTGAGTGCCGGTGTACTTGGTCTCGTGGTTGAACGTGACAGTAGCGGTCCCGGTCTTCTCTTCTTTCTTCGTGATGTAGAAGCCGAAGTCCGCCCATGCGTGAATCTGCCCCGACCCGGCCATGTTCTGCCCCGCGCGATCGGAGACGGCGGACTTGGTCATGTGGTGGACGATCAGCATGGTGGCGCCCGTCGCACGAGCAATATCCTTGACCGGATCGAGCAGCTCACCCTTGACCTCGCGGCCGCTGTCGATATCCACACCAGGGGCAATGGTAGCGAGCGTGTCGAAGATGACGAGGTCGATCGAGTACTCTTCAATGATATCCCTCAGCCACGATTGCCACGCCAAGTCCGTGCCGTCATACCCGGAATAGATCTGCATGTACAGGTTCCCTGGTGTGGCTTCGTCGGGTTGCCACGACGGATTCTTGCTGGTCGAGATAATTCGGTGTCTGTCGAGCACGAGGGAGACGGGGTCCTCCTCCTGAATGTAGAGGACGTTCTGCGCGGTCGTTTCACTCCCCAGCCATTTAGACTCGGTCACGAGTGACACGGCGAGGTCGAGCGACAGCCACGACTTCATCGACTTGGGGATGCCGGCGACGAACCCGCAGCCTCCCCGGGGGATCATTTCTTCGATGAGCCACTCGGGCTTGGGCGCGTTCAGGTACGACTGGTCTTGGTAGTGAGGAACCAGCTTATCCGGCTTGGGCTCCTCCTCGATGACGGGATCGCCATCCTCGCCACGTTTGCTGATCGCCTTCGACGCCTCGGTCATCAGGCGCTTGAGCTCATCCTGTCGGCCGGCGAACTTGTTCCACACCGAGGGCCGCATGATGGCCACGATCTCAGCGAGGGAACAACCCGCGTCGGCAAGCTCACGCTCGATCTGCCATGCGACCTCAGAGCGGTCGAGATCACCGCTGTCCTGAAGCCTGAGGTATTCGCGCACTTGACGATTGACCTTGAGCTTGACGCGGGTCATGACCTTGTGGCGGTCGATACCCTCGAGCACCTGCTCGTCCATGTCGTGCTCGACGCTGTGAACCTCGACGGGAGGCAGGTCATCGAACTCGTCCCACGTGTGCAGGCCACGGTTCTTCCAGACGAGCTTGCCGCGGGTGCCTTCCTTGTACGCTGCCTTGTTGTTCGCAGACCCGGGCACGCGTAGCAGCTGTGTGGTGTCCCACCCGCTCTTGTCTGCACCAATGAAGATGGTGAGGCGATGGTTTGGGCCACCAGGTCGGGTGACGTTCGATCGTTCCTCACCGAGGGCCCAGATGGCTGCGTACCGACCCGGCGACGTCTCCCAGGCGTGTGTGGGCTGCAGGTGCGGTGCGATATCCTCAGGGTTGACCTCATCGAGATCGGCCCACAGGCGTGAGCCATCCATCGCGTACTCGCTGCGACGTTCGGGCTCGGAGAAGATCATGGGCGCGAAGTAGAGATCATCGTCGCGGTGTTGCGTGAGATGCTGCTTGATCTTCGCGCGGTCGTCAGGCCACTGGAACGCCTGGTCCTCGTGCCACGACTGACGCCGTTCCTTCGTGCGTGCAGCGTCCTTGGGAATCCACGGCAGGAAGACGTATCCTCGCTTGGTGTTCGACCAGATACGGCTCAGAAGCTTGAGCTGTTCGTCCGGGTTCATCGAGCTCCTTTCTCATATGATCGTTGTATGTCGATCACACCTATCACACTACGCGATCTACTCTCACACGAGCACTACAAGGAGTACTTCAAACGGGCGCCGCGGCCGTTCACCTCATCCACACCGCAGTGGGCGATCGTCGCCATCTCGCATGAGGGCAAGTACGGTAAGGTCTTCCGTGACTCGTTCCCCGAAGCGTTCAAGAAGGGCAAGGAGTTGCTCGCTCGGGACGAGATTCGAGACATCTCGATCTTCTGCAAGAATCGCATCGCTCCCGTGCCCGTGTTCGCTCACGAGCTCATGTCTCCCGCCGAAGACTGGTGCGGTCGTTGCCGCAGGCCAAGTGTGTTCAAGCTGTACGGCAAGACCCATCCCGCCCTGCGGGACGCTCCTGTTATCGTTGAGCATATGAGGCGCTGCTATTTCTGCGGCATCTCGCTGGAGTACGTGTCGAGGAAGGTGGTAGCATGATCGGTGGAGCAATCAGGTCCATCGCTGACTTCACTCTTGAAAGGTTCGGGTATGTGCGCCGGGAACGGACATTCGTCGGCAGTATCGAGCTTCAGGTCGGACAGCCTCCGCACCTTGATATCGAGCTTCCCAGCGGACGCAAGCTTTCCGGCTACCTCGTCCCGCCCCTCTCGTTCGATAACGGGGGTACCCTCAATGGCTGACACCGTCACAGTAGACGCGGATGATGTGACCGCTCTGCTGCTCGCTCTCGTATCCATCGCAAACGATTCCGGAGACGCGGATATCGTACGCTTGGCCCTGGTCGCGTTGTACGAGACAGCGATCGGCCGCCAGTTCATGTCCACCAACCCAATCGAGGTAAAGTAATGAGCGTCCGTCGCCGCAACAAGAAGCTGCAGCAGGAATCGAAGGTCAAGCACCTTCCCACGTACAACGATCAAGGTGACTTCGTCGGCTTCCGTGAGGAGCTGAAGGAGCCGGTCACGTGGTCGCTCCCCGAGGACCCGGGGCTGCAGAATCCGGCGATTGCCGCCGAGCGTGAGCGTCTTCAGCGAGTCGTGCAGGAACAGCGCAAGATCGACTACGTGCTTCGACTCAAGCGGTACGGCTTCAAGATGGGAAAGGCTCACCAGGCGTGAGCAGACCCTATCCGTTCAAGACGGAGCCCTACGCTCATCAGCGGCAGGCTCTCAAGCGAGCGCTGAAGCTCAAACGGTGCGCGTTGCTCATGGAACCTCGAACGGGCAAGACCAAGGTCTCTATCGACTACCTGAGTGCTTTGGCGCTTGCCGGCAAGCTCGACCGTGCGGTCATCGTCGCACCGGCTCGTGTGCTCGACGTCTGGGTGCAGGAGTTCCACGTCCACTGTCCGGTCAACTATCACCTGCACATCTGGGACAAGGATGCTCGCAAGTCGACACTGCCCAAGGTGAACCCGGCTTACGACCTGTCCGTGATCCTCGTGAACTACGAGGCCTTCGCGGTCAGCGGGCCGAAGCTGCCATCCGGTCGACGCAGCAAGACACGCGGTCGATTCGCCCACCGTGCGTCGATCGAGAAGTGGCTTGACGGCAACCCTGCCGCGATGATCCTCGACGAGTCGCACAAGATCAAGTCCCCGTCCGGTCGTGCAGCGTCCATGCTCGTGTCCATGCGATCGTGGTTCGACTATCGCCTGATCTTGACGGGGACGCCGGTCACGAAGGCGACACGAATCTTCGACATCTACATGCAGTGGAAGTTCCTCAACCCTGACCGGTTCGCCAAGTGGCCGACCAGTCAGGACTTCAAGGAACACTTCGGCAAGTGGACCGAGCGCAACGGGTACCCTCAGCTCATTCGTGTGCAGCACACCGAGCAGCTGAACGCGATGATCCACCGAGACGCGTATCGGGTGAAGCGATCCGAGTGTTTCGACCTCCCCCCGAAGACTGTCAACGAGGTTCGCTTCTCGCTGTCGCATGAGACTGGGTCCGTGTACGACGAGCTCGCTGAGCAGATGATTGCTGAGATTGAGCACATGAAGGAGACCCACACAGTCGAGGCGTCGATCCCGCTAGTGCTCACCCTGCGACTCATGCAGGTGACGGGTGGCTTCGCTACCACACCAGACAAGGAAGTCATTCCGGTAGGCAACGACAAGCTGAAGCTGCTGGAGGGCTACATCGACGAGGCGATCGAGAACGACGAGAAGGTGGTTGTGTGTGCTCGGTTCCGTGCTGAGCTCGACGCGGTCGCTGCGATGGTTCGATCCAAGGGAGTGCCGTGCTACGAGATTCGCGGCAAGCAGAAGCGTGAGGAGACCACCACCAATATCAAGAACTTCAAGGAATACAACGGCTGTGCCGTGGCTGCGATGAATCCCCAGGCGGGTGGTGTGGGTATCGACCTGTCCACCGCCAGCCACATGATCTGGTACTCACTGACCAACTCATGGGTGGATTACTCACAGGCGTGCGACCGAATCGCGTTGAGCAAGAAAGCGACGACGTACACCTACCTTCTCGCCAAGGGCACTGTTGATACACTTCTGTACAGGACTCTCCACAACGACGGTAACGTGGCCGAGGAAGTCCTGAAGAACCCACGTGCTCTACTGAGAGGCAAGTCATGAGCATCATCATTGAGGGACCTGACGGAGCGGGCAAGTCCATGCTCCTCAAGAGTCTGCTCGAGGACCTCCCCGACATGAAGCCGGCGCCGCGCTTCTGCACATCGACTGGGGGTCCCGTTGAGAACCTCTGGGTCGAGGTGATGACCGGGGCACTCGATTTGATCTCTTCCAAGCTGATCTACGATCGTCACCCGATGTGGTCCGAGTACATCTACTCACAGGAGCTCGGACGCGACATTGCCCCGGGCTTCCTCACTCCCAGCGCCAGGCAGCTCGCTGACGCGATGGCGAGCTCAACGACGGTGGTTGTGTGTTTGCCGCCGTTGGAGCGCGTACGGGCGAACCTGGAGGCCGAAGAGCAGATGTCCGGTGTCGCCGAGCACATCGATCGCATCTATCAAGCCTACATGATCCGCGTAGTGCAATACCCCGGGCGGGTTCTCGTGTACGACTACACCGATGCTCCCTCCTATTTCACCCTACTCTCTGAATTGAGGAACAACCCGTGACCGCAGCTTCCATCCCGTGGACCCACACCAGCGACGACTTCGATGAGTTCTGGGAGGACTCGGACGTCGCCTCAGTGCCGGACATCTTGTCCACCATGTTCGCCCAGCAGGAGCAGCACATGCGGGCGTACGACGAGCAACAGCACACCACACCGACCGTGCCCGAGCACCTGTACGGCAACCTCCGCAACCCGATCGTTCAGGCGAAGATCAGGGAGCACGCGGGGTACACTGTCGAAGAGCTCTATGAAGCGATCGGTCACCTGAAGAACAAGCCGTGGAAGCAGACGTTCAAGGACGTGCCGGAGGAGGAGTTCCTCGAGGAGCTTGCCGATGCCTGGCATTTCTTCATCGAACTTCACATCATCGCCGGCGTGACGCCCGAGGAAGTGTTCCGACAGTACTTCCGAAAGACGCTCATCAACGAGCAGCGACGTGAGACGGGGTACTGAGATGTTTCAGAAGCGTAGTAAGCGCTTCATCGCTCGGTACGGGGGAAAGTGCAGCCTGTGTCTCTCGTCCATTCACATCGGCCAGTGGGTTGAGTACAACGAAGAGAACAAGCTGGCTCACTACGAGTGCCCCGACAGGCCCAACAGCTTGGGAGAGCTCGTGATGACCCCGGACCCTCAGGCGTACGGTGATCTGTGCCCTGCTTGTTATCTCTACCATCGAGGAGACTGTGGATGAGGCATATCCGAGCCGCAACCATGCACCAGGCCCACGACGAGCTGGCGAGTCGCCTGCTGTACGCCGGGCGCGATCACTACGACCAGGTGACCGGCATGGACGGCATCATGGAGCACGTCTACCTCGAGGCCGACTCGATGGTGTTCGACTACGACCTGAAGCGAGTCTGGGTTCCGCCGTCGCGGTGGACGATGATGATTCGCCAGTACCTTGACCCGGAGGAGGTCACCCGATGGCTGAACCAGATCGACAGCCGCCTAGTGAAGGGGAAGAAGCCGGGTCGACCGATCTTCCGCATGGAGTCGTACGAAGAGGAGCCGGAGAACGATCCGGTGTTGAGGACTCAGCGAGTGAGCTCCCGCAAGGGCGGCAAATCAACGGTCCGAAATCTGGGCTCGTGCATGTTGACTCTATCCATATCTCTGAGCCCGAGACCTACCATTACCCTTCACTCGCGTGCGTGCTATGTGGGTTACTTGAGCCCGCTGGATATGGGCGTAGCCTATCACCTCGGACGCCTTGCCGCCGATGTGGCGGGCATACCTCTCGAGTCATTCCGGTTCGTGTGGTTCATCGAGACCGCGCAGTTCCACCAGTTCCGCACCATCGCCTTCGCACTCGGTGACGAGGAGCAGCGAGAACGGTTCCTCAGCGGCAAGGACACGCCCGATCGGGTGTGCTGGCAGCGATCACTCAAGCACTTCAACCGATGGCGTCAGCAGGACGCTGAGGGCGTGCTGTACCGTGACATGCAGAAGTTCGTGAGCTACCAGCGACTGCGGAAGCGATACCACTCGGAGGTGCTCGGATACGATCATGCTATGGAGTTCGCCACCGATGACAACAAGGCCTTCCGGCCTCTGCCCTCGACCCCGATCTCCTCCCTCACCTTCGAGAAGATTGGACTGGAATGATTCGCTTTGACAAGCAGAATGAGTTCTCCTCTACCTACGAAACCGCGGCGCGGGAGTTGCTTCGCACCACACCGGTGGACCGAGGCTCGTGGCAGTCGGGTGCAGCTCCCTCGCCCGTGTACGAACTCGAAGACGCTATCTTCCACTTCGAGGTTCCCGCGCTTCCTCGCCTGTGGGAGCAGGAAATCTACGGCCCCTCTGATGAACGGGACGACTTCGTCAACCTCAACCGTCAATGGGCTGAGGACCACTTCCAGGAGCGCGTGTCCGGGCAGCCGTTGAATCCCGCTCCCTCGTACATCAACTGGCCTTGGCACTCGGAGAAGTATCGTGAGCAGTACAAGGGCGTGGGCTGGAAGAATCGACACAATCGACAGACTCCCTTCGACCACACCTACCCCGAGCGCATGTGGCCGAAGCTCACCGACGGGACGCCTGAGTTCCCTCAGCCGATGAGCGGTATTCGCTTCGACTACGGGGACCTGAAGGACGTGATCGACCTGCTCAAACGGGACCCGTTCACTCGTCAGGCATACTTGCCCATCTGGTTCCCCGAGGACACGGGTTCGGCCAGCGGCCAGCGAGTGCCCTGCACTCTCGGGTACCATTTCATTCGGTACGGCGCTCGACTGAACATCAAGTACTTCATCCGTTCGTGTGACCTCACTCGACACCTGACGAACGACGTCTACATGGCGGGTCGACTGCTCCAGTACGTCGCGCTTCATCTCGAAGGCGCGCGATCCAGTCACATGGGCCTCCCCCTCGTTGGCGATCTCACCATGTTCGTCTCCAACCTCCACATGTTCACCGCGGACGCGTGGCGCTACGAAAGGACCGTGTAATGAAGAACTACTTCTTGGCTGACTGCCTCGACTGTGAGCCGTCTCTTCCTCTCCCGTTCGAAGACGAGAGCAAGCGTGACGAGTGGGCCAAGGCTCACGCGAAGACGACGCACCACCGTGTCGAACTGAAGGAAGAGAACCGATGAGCACATACTTCCTCGCCCTCCGGGGCACCGGTGAGAAGCAGGGCTCGGTCAACAACCTTCTCTACAAAGGCTACAGCGAGGCCGCGGTCAAGATGGCTTACGTGGACATTCCGTACCCCGCGTCCATCACCGTCGCAAACGAAGGACAGGACATCTTCGGCACTTCCCTCGCCATCTCGATCGGCGCTGGCGTGCGTTCGCTGACCGACCACATCAAGCTCCTTCGTCAGAATGACCCGGGAGCCAAGATCATCACCGCGGGCTACTCGCTCGGGTGTCTCGTGTTGCTGCAGGCGATCAAGGAAGATTACCTGAAAGAGAACATCGACCGGATGATCCTGGTGGCCAACCCGGGCACTCGGTACATGCTGAACACCGGGGGCAATCGTCAGGTCAAGATGCCGTTCATCTACGACGGTATCGTCTCCGGGATGATCTCCGACGAGGTAGTCATCGGTGCAGGTGGCGACATGCTCGACGCGTACACCATCAACTGGGAACGTGACCCGATCGCGTATCTCCACCCGAAGTCGCCGCTCCGATCGGTCGCTCCGTGGCTGTGGGCCCTCGACCTCGATCAGCTCAACGAGTGGTTCGACTACGTCCGTCTCGAGCTCGATCGCAAGCTCGCTTGGTCGTGGACCAGGTTCTGGGAACCGGGGTACCGAGACGCCGCACTCGAGGCTCCCGATGACCTCATGAGGTACATGTACGGGGGACACCACACGACCGCCTACACCGACGCGGGGAACTTCAACTTCGCCGGCAAGCCGGTCAGCGGTGTGTGGATCGTGGGCCGCCTCGCGTCGTCGGAAGCATGGGTCAACAATCGGAGGGAACGATGAGCACTTTCTGGGAAGACTACGAAGAGGTCAAGCGACGCAGGACTGTGAAGCCCAAGTGGCGACTCATCCTGAGCGCTGTGAGCGTCGTCGGTCTGTTCGTGGCGTTCTTCAACAAGGACCGCTGGCCTGTGCTGGAGTACGCTTGGTGGTTGTTCTTCGGCTTCATCCTCTGGGACGCGGTGGACGATATCGATGATCTCATCCGTGCGGGTCGTGAGGTCAAGAGTGAACGGGAGGAGCTGTGACTGATCCCACCAAGCGTATCGGGAGAGAAGAATGGCTGATCGATCTCGCAACCGTCATCTCTCAGCGGAGCACATGCTCACGGCTGCAAGTCGGAGCCATCGCGGTGCGCTCGGGCCAGCTGCTCGCGGCGGGGTACAACGGGGCTCCCGCTGGAATGCCCCACTGTGTCCACACGGACGACCAGCCGTGCACTCGTGCCGTTCATGCCGAGGTGAACTGCATAGCGTCAGCAGCGCGATACGGCGTCTCTTTGACTGGTGCTGAGGTGTACGTCACGCACTCTCCCTGCGTGTCCTGCGCGGGACTGCTCATCAACGCCGGAATCTCGAAGGTGACCTTCTACATTCCGTTCCGAGATGAAGCGGGCATCAACCTGCTCGAGGAGGCTGGTGTTAACGTCGCTGTTGTGCAACCGTCCGTGATGTTCTCGTTCCCGCAACGAAAGGTGATGGGGCTCGAATGAAGCTGCTGATCGTTTCCAAGTACCGACTCCGCGGAAGGAGCGAGGAGCATATCGAGGGGTTGCTCCAGGGTTCTTCCGTGATCGCTCAGTTCGTGGGTATCGACCCACTCCGTCGGGTTGCCGATGGGGCCGACTTCACCAAGCCCATGCTTCGTGAGTTGCGCGGCGACTTCGAGGATATGCTCGATACCACCGAACGGCCTGACGCGATCTTGGCGCTTGGTAACGAGGCTCTCTTCGTGACGTCCGGCCATTCGGGCATCATGAAGTGGCGGGGCAAGGACCTCGAAGTGAAGGGCATCCCGCTCCTCGCTTCCCTTGCCCCGGCAGCGGTCGAACGTAACCCATCACAAGGTGCACTGCTCCGCGCTGACATTGACGCGATCATCCGCACGATGAAGGGCGAGAAGCCAGCCGTCGGCGTCCTCCCCGAGCGTGTACGCGTGGCAGCGTCGAAGAGCACCCTCAGCGCCCTGCTGAAGGACTTACGCGGCGCCGACGCAGTCGCATTCGATCTCGAAACTTCCGGGTTCGACGAGCGAGCTGAGGGCGCGTTCATCGTGTCCCTCGCCCTGACGATCTCACGAGCCGATAGCGAGGAAGACCTCTGCTGGGCTGTACCGCTGTGCCACCGCGCCTCGGTGTGGTCGCAGAAGTGGGAGCGCGTCTTGCAGATCATCGCCAAGGACATGCGCGAGGTTCCGACTCGCATCGCGCATAACGCCAAGTTCGACTGCCGATGGATGGTGCAGTTCGGTGCTCCCGTGCCGGTCAACTTCGACACGATGCTCGCCGCACATCTGCTCGACGAGAATCGCGCGAAAGGCCTCAAGCCGCTGGCTCGCGTGCTCCTCAATGCTCCCGAGTGGGATATCCAGATCAAGGGCGGTCGATCGTCTCAGCCGTGGTACCATCAGCACCCACTGAAGTCGATCCTCAAATACAACGCCTATGACACCTGGCACACCATTGGCCTGTACCACCTCTTCCGTCAACAGCTCGAGGACGACCCACTCGCCTATCGACTATTCAAGAAGCTCGTCATGCCGGCAAGCCAATCGCTCGTCCACATCGAACGACGCGGCGTGTACGTCGATCAGGACAAGCTGGCCGAGTCGACTGTCCTTGTCGCCAACGAGCTCGAGCGCATCCACACCGCGCTGAACGAGTACGTGCCTGATGAGATTCCCAACGGCATGAAGGTGAACTGGAACCCGTCGAACTTCCTTCGATGGCTGCTGTTCGAGCATCTCGGGTTGCCCGTGCTCGAGTCGGGTAAGACTGGGCCGTCGACCAAGGAAGAGGTGATGATGCACCTCGCTGAGGACTACGACATTGCCAAGCTCCTGCTCGAGCGGGTCAAGTGGCAGAAGTTCAACTCGGGCTTTATCTCTCCGTATCACGAGCTGCTCACACCGCTGTCTCGACTCCACACCACGTTCAAGCTCGCCGGCACGGTGACAGGGCGACTGTCGTCGGGCAAGGCTGACGCGGACAAGGTGACGGGCGCGAAGAAGGTTCGAGGTGTGAACCTGCAGCAGGTCCCTCGTGATCCGATCATTCGAGGAGTGTTCGGCGCTGCACCCGGCTGGACGTTCATCGAGGCCGACTACTCACAGGTCGAGCTGCGTATCGCCGCCGAGCTCGCACAGGAGCCGACCATGCTCGGCCTGTACTCACGCGGTGAGGACATTCACATGGCTATGGCTATGAGGATGACGGGCAAGCCTGCGTCCGAGGTGACGAAGGAAGAACGCAAGAAAGCCAAGGCGGTGAACTTCGGCTTCCTGTACGGCATGGGCTGGCGCAAGTTCATCCAGACCGCGTACACCAACTATGGTGTGGTCGTCACTGAGCGCGAGGCACAGGACTTCCGCAAGGCGTTCTTCGAGCAGTTTCCTACGCTCGTTCGTTGGCACGCCCGGCAACGTCGCCTGGTCACTCAATACAAGCGCGTACAGAGCCCACTGGGGCGTGTGAGGCATCTCCCCGATGTCGACTCACAGGACGAAGGAGTAGTCGCTGAAGCACAACGTCAAGCAATCAACTCACCGGTTCAGGCCACCGCCAGTGATCTGTGCCTACTGTCTCTCGTTCTTCTTGACCGTGAGTTCAGGAAACGGGGTCTACGCGCTGCTCCTATTGGTACTGTTCACGACGCTATCAACTTCGAATGCCCCGACGAGGAGCTCGAGGAAGTCATTCCACTCATCAAGGAGGTGATGGAGCACCCGCCCACACAACAGCTCTTCGGGTACCACTTCAAGGTGCCTATCGTGAGCGATGTCGCGGTTGGGCAGCACTGGGGACACAAGACTGAGATACCAGGTGATATAGTGAACTCCCCGCAAAAACTGCGGGACTGGCTGAAGGAGCACCACTCATGACCACCCGACAGACTTATCGCTTCCAAGGCGATGAAGGAAGAATCAGGGCAGAATGTGAGAACTGTCTTCGCGTCCTTCCTCTGTCTTCCTTCAATTCTCGAGGCTATGTGAGGTTTCGAGAATCGGCTTTCCCCACCTATCCCCCCAAGTTGGCGGGAAACAAATGGGACCATGACGTTACCCACGTCAATCGGTATTGCCGTGAGTGCGAATCTGCTGGGGCTCGCATTCGAGATAAGAAGCTCAAGGCCTTGGATGCTGAGATTGCTGAGCTCACCACGAAGCGCCAGGAGCTTCTGGATGAGTGACCTCGTAATCACCAACTCGCTGATCAAGTCCTTCAAGGGCTGTCAGCAGGCGACGAAGTACAAGCACGTTGACCTGCTCGGCCCGAAGCTGAATCGCGCCAAGCCGCTCACCCGCGGCTCGTGGTTTCACTCACTGCTCGAGGCGAAGTACAAGGGCGAGTCCGTCACCGACGCGCACAAGGCCGAGGTGGTCAAGTACGGAAAGCTGTTCGATGAGGAGAAGGAAGCCCTCGGTGATCTCCCTCGTGAGATGGCTCAGCTCTACAAGGCGTACAACTGGCACTACGGCCGAGACGCTGGGTGGAAGGTTCACGAAGTCGAGATCAAGCTCGAGGTCGAGCTCCCGAACGGGCAGCAGGGACAGGGCAAGGCTGATATGCTCATCGAGGATGAGTACGGCTTGTGGGCGGTCGATCACAAGACTCACAATCGCTTACCGCGTACGGACTACCGACTGCTCGACTTCCAGTCGCCGTACTACATCTGGATGTTCCGTCAGTGCGGAATCCCAGTCGATGGGTTCATCTGGAACTACGTCGTGCCCAAGGCTCCCCAGCCACTGAAGTGGGGCGTCCGCGATGGTCGGCTGCTGAAGAAGCAACCACACACCGACTACCCGACTGCGTACGCTGACGCGAAAGCTCACGACGCGCTCGGGGACGACGATGTGGCCGCGCTGCTCGCCCGGCTGAAGGATGAGCGATACGACCGTGACAAGGTTCAGCTATCGCCCGTGTTCCGTCGGGACCTCATGGAGAAAGACGACGCGATGATCCAGCGGGTCATTGACGATATCTCCCACACCGGCGACCGTTACGCGCGATGGCGTGAGGCGCTCGACAAAGACCCTGAGATGATCGTAGAGCGCACCGTATCGCGCAACTGTGAGTGGTGCTCGTATCGCTCCCTGTGCATCGCTGAGCTCGCTGGTCAGGACGCTGAAGGCGTGCGTCGTCGCGAGTTCCAGTCTCACGACCCGTTCGCGTACTACGAGGGCGGCAACAGCGCCGACCTCATCTGAGCCATCATCCGGTAATATAGATAAGTGAAAGGAGGTAAGGAATTGGCAGTGACTCGGGCCGCAACCACGAAGGACTACAGCGCCATCGCTAAGGCCAAGATCAAGAAGCCGTCGCAGCAGAAGCAGCGGCTACCGTCGATTCTCGTCTATGCCCGTAACAAGAAGGGCAAGACCCGATTCTGTACGACTGCCCCGGGAGTGTTGATCCTCGATCCCACTACCGAGCACGGCACCGACGAGTTCACCAAGGCGGACCCTGACGTGTGGCCGATCGAACGCTGGGAGGACTTCGACGAGGTCTACAAGTTCCTGCGTTCGGGGGACCATCAGTACCGCTATGTGGCATTCGATGGACTCACGCGATTCAGCAACATGGCCCTCCGCTTCGTCATGGAGCAGGCTGAGGAACATGACCTGAGCCGCAAGCCGGGCATGGTGCAGCAGCGTGACTACGGCAAGGCCGGTGAGCTCATGAAGGGCATGCTGCACAACTTCCAGAACCTGCCCGTCGGGACGATCTACACCGCTCAGGAGCGCATGATCGAAGCCGGCGGATACGGTGAGGAAGACGAGGACGTGGAGGAGGCTACCGCTCAGTACGTCCCCGACCTCCCCAAGGGAGTGCGCTCGACCGTGAACGCGCTCGTGGACGTGATCGGCCGCATCTACACCATCAAGGACGACACGGGAGACAAGCCGGTGATCCGTCGCCGCCTGTGGCTCGAACCGTCCGCGATCTACGACACCGGCTATCGATCAGAGTACGCGCTCCCGCCGTACCTGACCAACCCGACTGTTCCCCGCTTGATTCGGGCCATCCGAACAGGCAACCCCAACCCACCCAAGAAAGAGGATAAGTAATGGCTGAGAAGACCCAGGGCGTGACCGTGTCGAAGGCGAAGCCGCTCGTCGCCAAGATCGACTTCTCGAACGTCAGCGAGGCCTCGGGCATTCGCCCGAAGCAGCTTCCCGCCGGCGAGTACGCGGCCGTCATCAAGGACGTCAAGGCTGAGAACAGCAAGAAGACGGGGACGCCGCAGTGGAAGTTCCTGATCTCGCCGAAGGCACACCCGGGTGCGGTTTACCCGTACTACTGCCAGCTGACCGCTGAGATGGCGTGGAAGATTCGTCAGGTACTCGTCGCCGTCGGCGTCACTGCCCCGAAGTCGGTCAAGACCATCGACGCGTCGAAGCTCGTGGGCAAGTCGCTCGGCATCATCCTCGAAGACGACGAGTACGAAGGCAAGCTCAAGTCGGTCATCGACTCGCTGATCCCGCTGTCCGAGGTCGATGAGGGAGACACTCCCGCAGCCGACGACGAGGACGAGCCCGCCGCTGAGGACGAGGCCGATGATTCGGCTGAGGACGACGACGAACTGGACCTCGACGACCTCTGATCCACACCAACCTGAGGCGGGGTCTCGTGCGAAGGGAAGCGCATGGGCCCCGCCTCTTCCCATAGGAGAATCATGAAAGAATCTGCCGTCTCAACGTCCCTGCTCCCGACCGCCCTGCTCGTGGCGTTCATCGTCCTCAAGCTGTGCGGCGTGATCGCATGGTCCTGGGTGTGGGTGCTGTCCCCACTCTGGATTCCCGTGCTCGGCGCCGCCCTGGTCCTCGTGATCGGCTTCGTCATCATGATCTTTCACGGCGGACTGAAGGGCTGAGCCATGGGTTACAAGTGGGAAGTGATTGCCTGGGTTAACCCCGGCGACGGATACCGCGACAGCGTTGTCTACGAGGGCCAGTCCCTGGTGGGTGTGCTCAAGGCCTACTGGAAAGCTCGACGCGACGGCGTCGGCTGCATCCGGGTGGTGTGGCGAGGATGAGACAGGAGACTCAGCGATACATGCACGACAACGAGGAGGGACAGCTGGGCGATTGCTGGCGCACCGCGTTGGCATGCCTGCTTGACCTCCCCCGAGACGACGTGACACATGTGATCGGCGATCCTGATTGGTGGGAACAGTCCTGTGCCTTCGTAGCTGACCACACGGGAATGCTCTTGCTCAACCTGGACCCCCAGTTCCCGGTGTACATGAACCCGGAGAGTTCTCCATACCAACACGTGATCGCTACCGGTCCCTCTCCGCGAGGTGACTTCGCTCACTGCGTTGTCGTCAGTGCGATAGATGGCACCCTCGTGTGGGACCCTCATCCGTCGCGTGCTGGGTTAGCAGGACCGGCGGAAGCCCTCTCGGCGATCGGGGTATTGCCATGAGTCAGCCTGAGGCTCGACTGGGTCGACAGATTCGCAAGGCGCTCGAGGAGCGTGGCGCGTTCATGTTCAAGATTCACGGCGGCCCGACGATGATGGCCGGCCTTCCCGATCTCATCGGCGTATGGCACGGACGCTTCATCGCCATCGAGGTGAAGATGCCGGGCAACAGCCCCTCCAAGATTCAGGAGCGAGTGATGGATCGTATCCGCCAAGCGGGAGGGCGCGTAGTGGTCGCCTATTCGGTCGCTGACGCTCTCGAGGTGCTGCGCGCGCGTCGTGACTAGCAGCTACTAAGAACGGCCCCCAGTTTGTCGCTGAGGGCCGTTCTTGGTCAGTAGTTGGCGTACACGGAGTCGGCGGCCACGATCGCAGTGGTAAACAGGAGCGCGTAGTCGATGGACAGTTCAGGGGTCACGTCCGCGGTTTCGGCGAACAGGTCTTCGATCGAGGAGAAGGCGCAATTGAGAGCCACGTCCCCGTCGTCCAGGGCGAGTGCAGCGATGAAGTCGTGGTGGGTGGTGGCGAGGGCGTTTGTCAGTTCGTTCATGCTAAGATTCTACCACTCTGCCCCGACCCATGTCAAGAGATCGGGGCAGAGAGTTTAGAACAGAACCCGCAGGCCCTGCGCGATCAGGTACAGGATGAAGAACACGATGAAGACCCAGGCCGCGAGCACGGCCCACTCATCGCCCTTCATTCGGCGGCCTCGAGCGCGAGGATACGGCCGTTGGCGAGCAGGCGATCATCGCCCATCTGTCCCAACGACATGCCCGCCTTGCGCATGAGCGCATCGAGGCGCTGTGCGCGTTCGCGGCGGAGTGCGATGAACTGCTCCCGAGCGGACGGGTTGGCGAGGTCCTCGAGCGACATGCCCGGGTCATCGTTACCCTGCCAATCGTCGGTGGCTTTCGTGAAGCGATCCTTGAGCTCCCAGTATTCCTTCTTGACCTGCTCGACCTGATCGAGCGTGAGCTCGTACTGCTTGCCCGTCTCGGGGGCGGGGATGAGGTCGGTGCGAGACCGGAGGTAGGAACGAAGCTGCTTCGGAGTGATCCCGATGACGTTGGCAGCGGAGCGAGTGTTCATGTGGTGCCTTTCGTTGTGACCCGGTGTGTGGGTCGTTGGGTGGTGACAACGAGAACACTACACACCCTTGGGGTACCGCGCAACACAAACCACAAAGACCCAGGTCACAGGCAGTTGGAGAGGCCCTGTGGTACGGTATTCACGTCATCTTCCGACGACCGCAACCGCGACCGTCGATATCAACCCACACGAAAGGTGCAGAACATGGCTACCAAGGACGAAGTCACCAAGGGCATCGCATGGCTGTCGGAGCAGGTCGAGGCCAAGCTCGGTCAGACCGTCGAGCAGACCAAGCTGCGCGTCATCCTGCGTAAGCTCGTCAATGACGGCGAGATCGAACGCGGCGATGGCCGCTGGTCGTTCACCGGCCTGAAGGACCCGGCCGTCGTCGCCGTCTTCAAGGCGATCAAGGAGGGCGCGACCGCCGACAAGCCCAAGCCGAAGACCGAGGGCGCCAAGCCCGCATCGGCCAAGCGTCGCACCAGCCGCGCCAAGGCCAAGCCGGAGCCGGAGGTCGAGGACGAAGACGTGCTCGAGGATGACGAGCTCGATCTCGACTGATTCGCCGTCAGCGCCGGCCTCCACAGGGCCCTGTATCCCTCGCTACCGGATACAGGGCCCTTCCGGTAGAGTTCCTAGCGCGACCGCCAAAAGAGCCCCCAGCTTCGCGCTGAGGGCCCTCTATCACAGCTGGCTGACGTTGTACCCGCCCGTGATCGTGTACGTGCCATCCTCGTTGCGCTTCGGCTCCTTGCGAGCGGCGTCCCACTTCGGGAAGTCGATGGCGTGCTGAGCGGCCTCATCCTCGGTGAACGAGTAGCGACCCGTCGCCGAGTCCTTGCCCGCGTCGATGGCGCGCAGGTACAGACGAAGCGTCTTCGCGTCGGTGTTGAGCATGTCAGCGAGGTTCTTGGTGTTCATCGTGTTCTCCTTCGTGTGGGTGGTGTACTCATACCTTACCAAACCCATAGGAGAAACCCCAAGGTTTCATCATGTGACTCAGATCACATAGCCAAACCTTGCAGGCCGTGGGTGGGGTCTGTTAGGTTTGAAGCACACCACCGAACGAACCCGAAAGGTACACACCATGTCGAACGTCATGTGCATCGAAAGCTTCACCCTCGCAAACGGCGAGACCGTCACCTGCGACCGCAAGGCCGCCCCGAAGAACTCCGTCCTGGGTCACGAGCAGGTCTGCTTCAAGTGCTTCGAAGCTTGGATGATGGAGAACAGCCACAACGACGAGGGTCACGCCGACCCGGTCGACGGCTGCCCCGCCTGCGGTACTTACGACCCGCGGGTGAAGCAGGACCACACCAAGACCAAGGGCACCAAGCAGGTGCACCATAGCCACGCGAACTGCAACCACGACAAGACCCCCGTCGCTCGTGCGAAGTGCCGCAAGGCTCGCAACAAGGGGGCTGCTCCCGCCCCTGAGGTCAACGCTGAGCCCGTGAACACGGCCCCGATGACACAGGAAGCCTACGACGCACTCACCGACAAGCAGCGTAGCCAGGCGCTGGCCGTGATCGACGCCGAGGGTATCGCCACCGACTTCAACCTCGAGCTGGTTCAGTCCCTCACGCTTGCACTGGTCGAACGCGCACGCGCCAAGAAGACCACCGTTGCGAAGCTGTCGAAAGGCGATATCCGAAACGTCATCGCCATTGACTCGCTCTGATCCACCGCTCGGGGACGCTACAGGCGTACGACCGTCATAGGTCACCCCGAGCACGTACCCCTCGGCCCCGCCGTGGTACAGTCTTCTTGTTCAACCACACACCGACCTAAGGAACACACCATGAAGCTTCGCCTGCTCACCGCCGCATCCGCTGCCGCGATCGCACTTTCCAGCCTGCTCGCCCCGTCGGCGTTCGCAAGCAGTGAGATCACTCAGGACCTCGACTACGGTCCCTCGGAGACGTTCACGCCGCGACAGGACACCATCATCCAGGGCGACTACGACGGTCCCCGCGAACGCAACTACGACTCCCCTGGTGTGGCTCAGTGCCCGGGTGAGGCGATCTCGCGCGACTACGTCCGCGACTCCTCGGGCGACTACAGCTGGGTCTGCCGATACGCTTGACAGTCCTCGGGTGGTGTGGTAAGTTCTTCTTGTTCGACAAACACACCACCCGAAAGGACCGAACATGACCGTCTACACGATCTCCGACCACACCGCCGATGAGTACCGCGAGATGGCACAGCGCGAGCGTCACCTCAGCGCTGAAAGCTTCGATCGCTGCGACACCGACGGGTTCCTCTCGCAGTGGGCCCACGACTCGATGGCTCGCACTTACCTCACGCTCGCGAACTGGGCCGAGGACGGAGGCGACGTCCAGGAAATCGCTTGGCCGATGATTCTCGATGACGAGGGCAACTGGCGCTGGGTCGATGAATTCCGCTACGTCAAGGGCCAGTACGGCGAAAGCGTCCGCATCTGGCACGAGCACAAGGTCCACTGGTGGAACCCGTCCCGTGCTCGCAAGGCTGAAGTTGCCCGTCGCAACGACGAGAAGAAGGGCTTCCGCTGGGCGCTCGTGAAGGCGACTGTCGAAGCGTACACGTACTCCGCCGGCATGAACGTCGCGCTTGCGCTTCGCCCCGTCACCGATGACTCCTCCTCGATCCTCGAGACCGTTGAAGACGCGCACTACCGCGATTACTGACGCAGCTACTCCAAAGAGGGCCCTAGGTGCAAACCTAAGGCCCTCTCTGGCATTCACGTACATGTTGACTTGTGCGACGATCACACGGGGATGACGCTCAAGAACGCGCCAGGCTGGGCGGTGGGTCGGGTGAAGAAGTTACCTTCGCCGCGCCATGAGATATAGAACGTGTCGTTCGGCCCAACGGTGCCTGTCCACTCAACCCACGACGTTCCTGGGCTGCTCGATACCTGGGACCCCGTAGCCACGAGTGACCCGTTACGGTAAATCTGAGTCTGGCCGTACAAGGGCGACGACCCCCCGGTGTGGGGGACTTCAGCACGAACCACCGCCGTGTACGTCGAAGCGTCAGCAGGTATCCTCAGCGTCGTGCCGCTCTCGACCACGGTGCCAGGGAACCCGCTGTCCGCGGCCATGCCGTTGAGTGTCAGGTACCCCGTGCCCGTGCCGCCTTGGGTATTCCCCTTCGTCATTCGGTAGGGTGTCGTCCGTTGCCACACCAGCGTGCTGCCGAGGTACACCCGGCCTGCCGGCGTCGTCCCGATCCGCACATCACTGATCGGCGTGGAGCCTACGTTGATCGGCATAACTCACCCCGCGATCACGTAGACGGTGTTGGCGTCCTTCGTGCCGATGGCGTTGTAGGCTGCTTGGGTACCTTTCCAGAGGATGAGCCCTGAACCTTGCACCGCACTGTCTGCTTTGCCCAGCGAGGCCTGTACCGCCGTTGCCAACTTGGCCAACGTCACCGCCCCGTCAGCAATGCGGGCGATGTTCAGCGTTCCCGCGTTGATATCCAAAGCGTTGTGCTGATGGCTCGTCGGTGTACGTGCATCGCTGAGTCGTGAGTCGTTCCCGCGGACAACCTGGTTCGTACCCGTGCCGAAGTCGACTGCGATCGTACGATCCGCTTCGAGCGTACCTCCGCCGGTGAGGCCTGCTCCCGCGATGACCTGCCTGATCTTGTCGGCCTTCGTTGCGATCTGCGTGGAGACCGTAGTTGCGAAGTTCGGGTCATCCCCGAGTGCCGCAGCCAGCTCGTTCAGTGTGTCGAGCGCACCGGGTGACCCGTCGATGACCTGGTCGAGTGCAGCCGAAATGGCGGCGTTGAGTCTAGCCTCAGATACCTCGCCAGCGGGACCTGTATCACCCTTCGGCCCCCTCGGAAGCACAAGGTTCAGCTCCTGATTAGGGTACGACCCGGTAATGTTCGCCGCCGCTGTACCCTCGGCTACAGTGCCGATACCCAGAGCGTTCGCCGGCCCGGGGGGACCCGGCACTGTCGAGGGATCACCTTGGTCCCCCTTGTCACCCTTGGGTAGACGAAAGTTCAGAACCTGGTTGGGGCTCTCACCAGTGATCTGAACGCCTGGTGTGGTGTCGCTGACGACACTGCCGATACTCAGCTCGTTAGGCGGCCCAGGGACCGATGAGTCGTTACCTCGCGGTCCTCCCGGACCGGGCGACGTGAACACCGCGCCGCTGGTCGGCTGAACGACCTTGGTCGCCGGAGCAGCCGGGTCGGCTACAACGACAGACCCACTTGCGATAGCCATGATCAGTCCTGCCTTTCAACCTTGCCGCGGAACCAGCAGTACGTGTGTTCCTTGCTGAGCATGAGCCTGTACTTGGTGTTCTTCGGCAACGTCGCCGCGCCGGTCGAGGCCTTCGGGATTACGAACGAGGCCAACCCACCAGTGACCGTCTGACCATCCTGAGTGGTGATCGAGCCATTGAGCGTAACTGCTGCGTCGAATGGGCCGACGTCTTCGAGCCCGGGGAAGATGATCTGAGCGGTGGTGCCCGAGGGCCATACCACACCGCGCTCCACGAACGTGGCGACGTAGTCAGCTCCCTCGGACAGGATCAGGTTGTCTTCATTGGGGTCAAATCCGGACATGGGCTTCCTCCTAATTAGTCACCGAGATGGCGTACCACGGAATGTAGTCGTTGTTCATGGAAAGGGATGACAGCGAGTAGGAAGCCGCAATACCTGTCTGGCTGTTGATCTGATAGCAGCTGGCTCGAAGCAGAACCGACGACGGTCGACTCACTCCCGGCTGCAAGACTGCGGCGACGTTACGAGTCGATCCACCGATAGATGGCTGACGCTGCATGTGAGCGACGAAGAGAATCTGGGCCGGCTGCACTGTGGCGTTGAGCCCCATACTGATCTCGATCTCCGCTCGATCATCGCCGATGCTGTTCTTCAGGTTGTCGCTCTGCCACAGCTTCTCAAGGTTGCCGTTCATCGGGTTGTACCCAAACAGCGCAAGGTAGTACTCATCGATAGAGTACAGCAACGAGTCTGGGCCGGTGATGAACCTCAGCTTGTCAAGCTTGCCTGTACGATCGGCGATGATCGGCGTGAAGTAAATAGATCCCGTGCTGTTACCAAACGAGTTGTTTGCGGTCGGCTTGTACGACGGCATACCCGTGCTAATGCTGTGTGAGTGACTACCGTGTGAGTGCGCAGCATCGGAACAGGACATAGACCCCGCAGCGGCAGTTCCTGTGGCGATGGGGATAAGCAGTGCGCGAGGCACCGACGCCATGTCCGTGAGGTTCGACACCCAGGCTGGTGTGGGAGCCGATGCCGAAAGTAGGTTCTCGAGCTGTTGAATCGCCGCGGCGTTGTCAGCGGTCTGGGTCTTGAGGCCGCCCAGAAGCTGCCACACATTCGTGAGGAAGGAATCACTCGGGTTCGGGTTGCTGCTTCCTGAGAGGGCCGATGAGATACCATCGAAGAACCCTCGGATGATCGACCCGGCATCGTTCTCGTCTGAGTCGGGGATGCCGGTGATGATCTCCCAGAAGTCAGAAAGGGCGCCGCCAATGACGGGAATCTCAGCGAGCTTGTCGCCGATCTTCGGAATTCCCGCCATGGCGTTCGCCCACTTCTGGTACTCGCCCGCTTCCCACTCGCTCCGCGTCCTCGCCTGAACAGTCGGCCACGAGCCGTATCCGGTGATCGACCCGTCGGGGGTCAAGTGGTTGGGCGTAGTCATCAGTACATCTTCTTCCGTAGCTCCGCGATGATCTCTCGGATCTTTGTGATATGCGGCCCCTCTCCGCACTGAACCTGGTCGAGGAGCCTGATGAGTTCCTGTAGGAGTGGCTTCAACTCACGCAGCTCTGCTCGGAGCTCGTCGTAGTCGTCTGCCACACCAGCAGCTATCCGCGTGAATCGCTCTGCCGCGTCAGCCTTGTTCACCGGGGAGTTCTTGTTTATCCGCCCTTGAATGATAGGCGATAGCACTGTCCCGAGTAGGGCCAGGATCGCCACCCACATGGGCATTGACGCGGCAGTGAACATTCTGCTACAGCCTCTCTATTGCTCGGACGCGTCGTAGGTCTCGAATGACCAGCACGACCGCGCAAATCATCAGAGACGTAGTGATGAAGGCGGCGAAGATTCCCTTCTGCAACCAGGCCGATGAGAATGCCGCGATGATGTAGGTGAGATACACCATGCACACCGCGAAGTCACCACCAGCTTGAAGGTACCACCCCCAGTAGATACGTCCACCGCCGCCAGACTTTCGACTATGAAGCACGCGATGCTTACCTGCGTACACCATGCGATCGCCGATAGTCACGATGAGTGGACCGATGATGGTCATGCCGATCCACACAGCGTGCATCTCGTCACCGAGTTCCAGCTGAACGGTCGTTGGTGCTCCGTATGCCACCATGTAGACTCCCGACACAAGCATGCCGAGGTAAACGATGGCTTGGAAGACACGGACGTTGTCGGAGTCGACTACCCGGTAGAACCGGTTTCGCCACTCCCTGAGCCAGTCAAGCATGTTGCTCCTTGGGTGAGGATAGACTGGGCCCGAAGGCCCAGCCCATCGTTTACACTCGGTGCTTACCGACGTACTGCTCGATCTCCTTGATCTGACGTTCGGTCACCCCGTTGGGAGTGAGCTTGACACCGACGACGCCGAGTGCCTGAATCGCACCGGCGACGCCGACGAGCACCTCCGTCGGAACGTCGATGCCGAGGCCCACGAGAATCCACACGACGTTGATGCCGAGCGTCACGAGGGTGACCACCGTGTTGGCAACGGTGCGGTACCAAGGCTGTTCCTGCAGCTTCTGCTGCAAGACGGTAGTGACGTCCACGGGCTCGGTCATGCCGTTCCTCCCAGCAGCTTGTCGAGCTTGGCTTCGATTCGCTTCTGACGCGCGAGTCCCAGGAGCACGAGGCCCACGAGAGCGCGCGGCTCGTTACTGTCCTCGTCGCCGACGAACTTGTCCGGGGCGTAGCCGTCCCAAACAACCTCATTGACGATCGCCGCCCACATGTCGTTGGCAGCTGGACCGTTCGGGTCGGTCTTCGGGTTGAACGACTTGGGAAGGTACTTCACCGAGTCGGGATTCACCATTCGACGGACATTGCCGAAGCGACCAGCAAGCTGGCCTGCTCCGTCCTCTACTGCACCCACGGCGGTGCCTCCTTTCTTGAGCCCCAGCAGGGCTTGAATCTCCTCGACCGACAGCGAGGAATAGTTGAGGTCGGTTCCCAGCGGCCACGGCTTCGTGGCTGCGGAGTCTGTGAACTGATGGCCGAACGCTGCATTCTGCAACCATGCCGGCGGGTTCGGTGTGGCCCACACACCCGGGCGTCCCGAGTACGAAGGCGTGACGAACTTGAGACCCGCGGGGCGAGTACGCCAGAGACCTTCGTTCGCTACCCCGTTGAGGTACCCGAACACTCGACGGTCGTCGCCGTACCATTTGCGCAGTCGAGCGATCTCGTTGTTCACCTCGGCGGAGTGATCTCCTCGAATCTGACCGCCCGCGTCCTCCACGTCGACCATCGTCGCGAGCAGTGGGTGGCCCCATAGGCCCGCGTCCTTGAGCATCTGAACATGAAGGTCACAGTTGGCTTGGCCCGGGCGGAAGAAGTAGTATGCGAAGACACCTTTCAGCTTGCCCGAGTCGAGCATCCGCTTGGCTGCGCGAGCGTTGTCCATCGCCAGCGCGTCTCGAGCGTTACCCGAGTTCGTACGGAACGAGAAGAACGGGTGAGGGTAGCTGTCGTTGAGAACAGCCTGGTTGTACTGCGAGACGTCGCTCCAGTAAGTGGGCATGGGTTACCTCCACCCGAATCGATCGGACACTTGCCGATACGCGTCGATCACCTGAGGGCTGTAAGACGGCGCTGAGCTCGACGCTGAGCCCTTCAACTGGCCGTCAACGACACGACGACGCACGAAGTCAGCCAATCGCTCAGAGGAGCCGTCACCGCTCGCTGTGCCGTTGTTCAGCTGGAAGTGCATCTCGTCCTTGCGAGACCAGTCAGCACCCCAGAAGATGATTCCCTCGAACTCCTTGAGCCCGCGGCGAATTGCAGCCACACGGGCCGGGTAATCCCGGGCCATGCGATTGTCTCCCCACGGGTACTGCGTGGCGTTGATATCGAGCGCGGTACCTGAGAGGTGGTTCGAGTTGCCCACGTCGTTGGTGGCCGACCATCCCCACGTCGGGCTGACGATCTCGCCCGGCACGTTCTTGTCGTACCATGCCGCCCAGGCGCTGAGCGCCTCAGCCGCGTATCCCTTGCGGACGGGTGCGGTATCCATGTACAGCAGACCTGGCACGTCGATGAGCACGCACTCATCTCGGTTGACCATGCGCCACCCGTTCTCGGAATAGGCATAGCCGTAGATTGTACGGAAGCTCATTCCTCGTCTCCCTTCGTATTGAGCATCTCGACGGCTTTGAAAAAGTCGCCTTCGTCAGCCTGCTTCATCGCTCGAAGAACGGTGAGCATGTCGACTGACTGGTCCTTGGGTTCGGGGTCCGGTTCACTCATCTTGACCCATCGCCCTGGGTTGGTCAGCCAGTGACGATCGCCCGCAGCTGGCGGACGCCACTTGAGCTTCTGGTGCTTACGGTGCCATCGGAAGCCCAAGTGCCACAGATGCTCAGAGACCATCTGCATGTATTCCGAGGACATGGGTAGCGCCGCCCCGTTCATGTGAGGCAGCGCCACCAACGCCCAAGCTGCGAACTCCTTGGGATTCTTCGGATCGCATTCCGACTGTACCGGGAAGTCCCCTCGTTTCATTCTCTGCACCTAACCTTTCTTAGAATACTCCGAGGTCCTTAACCGAGCTGATCAACGACTCGATCCGTCCCCATGCAGCGGTTGCTGGGTCCTCGTCTGCGGTGTTGTCACCGATGGTGATATCGAACCGCGGACGCTGTCCTCGCTCCTGATGAAGCTTGAGCCCGCGGACGCGATCCATGTAGATCTGCTTGCGCGTGTCGCCCGGGACCATCGCTCCCACACGAGAGGACAGCCAGAAGTGTCCGACTCCCTGATCACCCAGCAGCCACGGGCCGCCGTCGGTGATCTCGATGGTGTCCTGTCGGATAGTACGGGTCGCCCACACACCCGTCCGCATGACCATCATCGCCGAGATGGTGTAAGCCTTGTCAGCCCCTTCTTGGAAGTACTCGAAAAGGCGCGACTTACCCTGCTTCATCGATCGCATGAGGAGCTTGACGCTCATCCATGCCAGCACCGTGTCTTCGTAGAACGGCTTGAGCAGCGTGTCGATCGACCCGCCGATAGAACCGATCTGAAGCTGGTTGCCGATGATATCGCCGAGTGCCTGAATGCCCGCACTGATCGCCTCATTGACACCCGGCATAGAGTGCCCGCCGGTGTTGATCTGAATGAACTTCGCGGGCTTGTAGAGGTACTGCATCGACTTGACGCTGGGCATGTCCGGCGAGTACACGACGAAGGGCCGCTCCTTGCGAGTGAACCGCGCGAACGGGCTGGCTTCCTTGTACTCGTCGGGAATCTCCGCGTCAGCGATAGCGACGTAGTCGGTCTCGATGAAGTCCTCGGTGAAGTCACCGATCGTACGGAAGAGCCCGTCGAACATCGTACCGCCGTGCGACGTGCCCACGTACGTACCCGACTCATCCACGAGGTCAACGATCAGGGCACCGTGCGCAGGCTCGAAGCCGAGCGCTTGGCACCACTCAGGTACCGGGTCACCCTTCAGGAATCGACGTAGCTTCCACGAGTACTCGGCGTCCTCGGTCATTGGCTTCTGCATGTCGTGGAAATTCTTCCACCGCGAGCAAGCGACTCCCCAGATTGACCCGGCGGCCAAGTCCTCGATCAGACTCGTCGGGTTGATGAGGACCATCCAGTTCGACATGCTGAACCCAGAGGCGAACGAGCCCAGGTCCATCGGGTCGTCAGGCAACGACCAGAGGTTGGTCTGCTCTCTCAGCACCTGCAGGAACAGCGTAGTCTTGAGTACCCATCGCAACGGGCCGGGCAGAATGAAGACGCGCGGGAACTGGAACGCCGCGGGCAGGAAGGGGTTGCTCCATACGTCGTAGCCCTTGAGCGTCTCGTAGTCGTCCTCGAATGTCATCGTCACGCGTTGACGCCCGTACTCGTCAGTGTCGACCGTGAGCTGACTGAGGCGGCCGCTTATGCGTGCCCCAACGTAGTCACAGGTGACATTGATGATCTGCTTCTCACCGTTGGCGATTCGCTGCTCTTCGTTGAAGGCCCACTGCGCGCAGGGGTCCTCCCATGGGAGCACAATCTCGTGAGTCCCCGTATCACCGTCCAGCGGATTGAAGTCCGTGGAGTAGTAGTCGGTGATGACATGCTTGAGATTGTAGTCGCCGTCCCAGATACGAATGAGCTGATCCTGCTTGCGAATCTGCTCATACTCGCGTTCACGGTCAAGCGTCGCTTGCCAGATTGCCTCGCACTCGGCCGCCCAGTCGGTGATCGTTGGTGTGGTCACCACATCTCCAATCCGTAAGGACGCGACCAAAGCATGGGCGCGCGAAGTTCAACGCGACCGCCACCGGGCGGGGCATGATCCACACGGATCGGCAGCAACGTCTTTCGGGTGTAGGGAGGAATGCGGTAGAGAAACGTCATTCCCGGGATGGGCATCTCACCCATCGCGTTCGTGCCGTTCTTGTTCTCGACCATCACCTTCCCGCGTTCGAGCGTGACACGGAAGCCCGAGCCGCCCTCAGCAGTCACTGTGGGAAGTGGAATCATGCGGTCGGGATGAGGACCGGCGATCTGGCGTTCACCGCGCCTACCGACCCATGAGACGTCCGGAAGGGACACCCGCAGACCCGGGGGACCCGACACCACCCACGAGTGACGCATAGCGCGATCGGTCGGGTTCTCGATCGGGATGAACCCGTGAACGACAGCCCCCGGCTCCACGTCCGAGTCTTCCCAGTCGAAAGACGTTATAACCGTATCCTGGTACCACATCGGCTGGCCGGCTCGCAGGTGGAGCTGGGGGTTGACGTACTGATCCATGAACGGGTCACGCGCGAACTCCGTCTCCGGGGTGTCGTGCATCAGGAGATCGAGGGACCGGAGAGACCCCGAGAAGGGCCCCCCGATCACCTCGAGGTCCAGCCGAGTCTGACGGTTGGGATTGGGGTCCCATTCGTCTTCCTCGTAGTCGAACATCATCCGCAGCATGGAATCCGCTTCTTCGGCGGAGATTTTGTTATCGGTGACGTGGAATCCGAAGTCTACATCTCGGTATTCCCAATCCACACCGCGCTGTGTCCCGCCTTCCTGCTTCACCGTGGAATCCCACTCTGTCTTCACCGGAGCGTCGATGATGTCACCCTTGACTTGATCCTCGGCGAGATACACGCCGTGGGTAGCCATGTGCTCCGGGTGAACAACCATCTCCTCACCGTCGGGTGAGTTCAGTGTTACTTTCCAGTTGCTCACTTCGTGTGACTCCTCGAGTATCGCATCTGATTACGGATGCCGAGCTGCTTGAGCTCGCGCTGTGCTTCGCGCCAGTCCTTGACCACCAGCGACTCGATGATGGTTCGAGCGTCAATGTTCCCGCCTGCACCGGAAGGAAGCTGCTGGAGCGTCTCCCATTGCGATGGCGTGAACACTGCCGCCTGCTCGTATCGACGGAGCTTGTTCTCGACGAGCGAGATTCCCGGGGGGACCACACCGCCGCGGTCGAACTTGCCGATGAGCAACTTGCGCGCCTCCTCCATCTTGGTCGCGTAGCGATCCGGGAAGGCGGAGACCTGAACCCCCTGAGCGACCTCACCCTTCGGCATGGTCGACCAGTTCGGGAACTTCTGTGTCATCGCGTTCAGGAATAGCTTGGTCGACTCGAACGCAGACATACGCTGCGCGAGAGTTCCCCAACCTGCCTGACGCTGCTGATACAGGCCGACCGAGTCGTGATCCGAGCCCACCGCATCGTGCGGGAACTTGAGCGACTCGGGCACGGCGTTGTTGGCGTACATCTTGATGCCGGTCTCAACGAGCTGAGTACCGACGGCGATAATCGCCGCATCGAGAGGCAACTTCAAGGACTTAGTAGCGGCTGCCGTGTCCTTGAGGTAGTTGTCTCGACCTCGACCGTTCGTCGGCTTCGACGGGTCGACCGAAGGCTGACCAGTGACGACGCCGCCTTCTGTCGGCGGGTTCCATCCCTGATCGATCCCCGTACCAGTCGTGGTGGTAGACGGAGACGCAGCAGCCTTGTCACGCTTCGCCTTGATATCTAGCGTAGCCTGATCGTAAGCTGCCTTGGCCTTCGTGTTGTCGTCCTCGAACTGACGCTGAAGCTTCGTCTTCTGCGCTTCGTACGCTTCGCGAGTGATCTGCTTCTTGCGGTACTTGTCCTCAAGCACAGCCACGTCGTCTTGGTACTTGCGCTTCCGCTTGGTGTTAGCCGTGTCGTAGTCCTGCTTACGCTTCAGGTCTTCGGCACGCTCAGCGGCCTTCTGCTCCGGCGTCTTCGTCGTAGTCGACTTCGTACCCGGTGTCTGACCATACGTTCCCGACGTTGTGCTTTCCTCGTCCCCGCGCAGCATGTAGCGGTTGGCGATAGCCACCGGGTCGATGCTGTCCGAGAATTGAGAGGGAATGAAGATATCAAAGAGCGATTCTCCGGTAATCTGTCCCCACTTACCAACGAGTTCACGGGTGGTCTTGACGGCTGAGAACGGCTCCTTCTTTTCCGTGCTCGTACCGGGCATCCCCGACTGATCGATGTTCTGAGTCGTGATCAGCGGATCGCCACCTGTGGTGGTCGACCCGGACCCGTTCATTCCGACAACCGTGCCATCCGGCGGAGTCGTAGGACCATCAGGCTTGAGGTTGACCCAGCCCCAGTTGGTGAACTGCGGGTGGTTCCAAGCGACGGCAGTCTTTCGACCGATTGCTCCGCCGCCGTTGTTGCCCCCCATTTCGACATTCGTTCCATCGCCCAGCGTACCGGCCGTGTGCTCCGGCGACCAGCCCATGCGGAACGAGCCCGCGGGACCCTTGCCGATGCCGCCCCCGTTCTGACGCAACCACTGCTCCTGCGAGCCGGTGGCGAACTTGCGCGGGAACGCCTGCAGACCCAGAGCGAACGCAGCGAGCGCCGACATAGCACCCGAGCAGTCGCCCCAGTTCGAACCACCCCACACGTACGGGGCACCGTCGAGCGAGCGACTCGCCTTCTGCCCTCGGACACTCATGCCCTTGGCGAAGTTGAGCAGTTCGGTGTTGGTGACGAGGCCGCCCTTGACGAAGTTCGCGGTCGCATCACCCATGCCGCCGTTAATGGCGCCCAGCGTCGAGCTGAACATGCTAGCGAGCCCCGGCGAGAAGTATGTCTCACCGTTGCTCACGTTGGCGATAGGACGCCCGTCAGGGCCCAGTGCCTTGATGCTGTCCGACGTACCCGAGCCCGGGCCGCTGATTCGCTGTCCGCCCATGGAAGCGAGCAGGCTCTTGTGCCTGCGCGACGCCGAGGCGTTGACGATGAATCCGCCCGGTGCAGCGTTGATGTAACCACCCGAACGCAGCGACTGCAGCGTCTGGCCCCACTCCTTGATGGTGGAGATGCCGGGAATGTCCACGCCCATGATCGAGCCGGGAAGTGAAGCAAGCAAGGAACCAACCGCGTGGATCGGCGCCTTGATGATCTCGACCACACCGGAGAAGGCACCCTTCATGGAATCCGCGACAGTCGAAGCGATGGAGCCAATCGTGCGGAAGCCCTTGCCGATATTCTCGAAGATAGGCTTGACGATGTTCCAGACAACTTCGATGGCGCCCTTGATGCCATTCCAGGCGGGGACGATGGCATTCTGCCAAAGCCACATCACCGCGTCGCCGACCACTTGGATAGCGGCCTTAAACCCGTCCCAGACGGGCTTGATGACCCCGTTCCATACGCCCGAGATAACTGCACCGATGGCATTGAATGCCGGCGAGACCACGTTCTGCCAGAACCACATCACCACCGAGCCGATGATCCGAAGAACGGCCTTGAAGATGTTGAAGTAGATCTGTACGCCTGCCCACCACAAGGCAATGACGAACTTGATGGCGTTGAATGCAGGAACGATGATGGTCTGCCACAGCCACATGATGACCGCGCCGACTGCCTTGAGCACAGCCATGAAGACCTTGAAGACGATCTGGACGTAAGCCCACCATAGCGAGATGATGAACTTGATTGCCGTCCATGCCGGCATCATCACGTTTTGCCACAGCCACATCATCGTCTGACCGATGAACTGCAGAGCCTGCTTGAAGAAGGGGAACACCGACGTGGACAGCCAAGTCCACACAGCCGCGATCGCAGCCTTGATCCCGTTCCATGCCGCAGTCACGAAGTTGCGGAAAGTCTCGTTCTTGTTGTACAGCAAGACGAGCGCACCGACGAGCAAGCCGATGGCTACGATGATCCACGTGATAGGCGAGGTGGCGATGGTCAAGGCGATGCCGAACGCTGACGTAGCAGCAGTGGCAATACCCGTCGCAACCGACCCGGCGATCATCGCCGCACGATGCGCAGCCAAGGCGATCGTATTGGTGCCCAGAGACGCCGCAGAGCGCCCAGTCGCCGCAGCGAACACACCTTGTACGACCGACGAGGTAAACATCACAGCGTTCCATGCAGTCATCGCCGCGCCGATGGTCTTGACTGCCAGTGCAGCGGTCAAGAGGTACGGAGCAAGCGGTGCCAGCTTGGCCACGATGGTCGCGAGGTGCGGAGCCAGGATCGACAGTGTATTAGCCCACGGGCTGAACGCGTGGACCAGTGCAGGGAGCACCGGCGCCAGATTCGTGAGCGCCTGACCGAGGGCAGGCATGAGTTGATCAGCCATCTGCATGAGCCCGGGCAAGGCATCGCGGATAGCCTGTCCGACAGCCTGGAAGCCAGGAGCCAGACCCGTTGCTGCTCGAGCACCGAACTCGCGGAACATCGTGAACGCCGGACCTGCGACAGCCATGACATTATGGAAAGCAGTGGTGATTCCTGTGAGAGAAGCACGAAGCTGCTCGCCGCTAATGTTACGAAGGCTCTCGCCCCAGCCGAGCAGGGTCTCGTTGATTCCTGCACCCGCGCTCGAGAACTCAGTAGCGGCTGTACCGAGCAGCGACACGAAGCCGCTGAGCAAGCCACCCAGCCCGCTCTCTCCCTGACGAAAGGAAGCGAAGAAGGTCTGAGACGCGTCGGTCATCTGCTTGAAGCCGGTGACGGCTGCAGGACCTGCGAGCGAGTCCGCGATATCCACACCGATCATGCCGATAATCCGAGACAGGCCGTTGAGTCGAGGACGGAGCCCGTCGATCAGTCCGCCCATCTTGCCGAACGCAGGTTCGAGTGCCGACGAGAAGTTATCCGTGATCTCCATACGAAGGTCGCGGAACGCGGTCAGCATGGGAGCCATGCGCTGACCGATCATCTGGTTGAAAGCCTTGTCGGCGTCCTTGAACTGATCCATGAACTCCTTGGCACCGTCAGCCAGACCAGAGAATCCAATCTTGGCGACGATCAAGGCCGGGCCCAAGATGCCGGCTGCAGCAGCAGCGACCGAGCCCATAGCTGCACCGATCGCAGCAAGTCCCTGAACCATCGGCCCCGAAACGAAGTTCGAGACGATCGACGTCACCGCGCCGAGGGCGCCGAGGGCAACCGACGATCCGACCGTGACCATGCCGAGAGCCTTGCCCACACGCGTGAGCGTGCCTACCAGCTTACCGACCGCAGACAGCACCATGACTGCCGCGGTGACTCGCGCGATATCGCGAGCCAGGATACTGGCGAATCGAGCCACCACCTTCAGCCAGCCCGCGAGCTTCGCGAGACTGGTTGAGGCGATGAGTCGCAAACCTGTGGCGCCCACCATGAGTGAGGCGCTGAATGCGCGGATCATCCGCGAAGCATGAATCATGCCTCGAGACACCGCGTCGATGTTCTTGATGATGGCGGCAGACGCCGCGCCGATCATCGTGAAGGCGCTGAATGCACCTCGAGCGCCGGACCGAAGGCCGGAAGCAAACCCCCGAGAAAACTTCCGGCCTTCGTCCTTGCCGCGCTTGTCGGAGTTCATTCCCCGACTGAAGCGAGAACCATAAGCAGAGCCTGCCTTCTGGCCCTCTACACCAGCGTCCTTCGAGGAGCCGCGGAATGCAGCCCGGATATCCCTTGCAAGCGGGCGAGTATCGCCGCCCACGGACACATATCCGGATGCAAGCTCAGTTGCCACGGGCTTCCCTTTCTCTTCGAACGCTGGTGCGCGTGACTTTCTCTTCCGCCGTACTCGACTTCATGCGAGCGCGGAGAAGAGCCATTTTTTCCTTGAACTGGTCGATCGGTACAGCCTCGCCCTTCGTACGCTTCGAAGACGGTTCGACTCCGGGTCGCTGAATAGGCTCAGGCTGATTACGGTTCTTCTGACCGTCGCGTGTTTTCGCCCACACCAGCCAGTTCAGTGCGTCGGCCTGTGTGGCGAGGAGCATGTTGGTTCGACCTTGGATGCCGATCCAATCTGCGTTCTCCGGATGAGTCACCCGAGTGATCGCGTCTCGCTCGTCAGCATGCTCGACAAAGACCTTCAGGTCGCGCCAGGTGAAGTCCTCAGACCCCACCCAGCGCAATCTGGTCCCGTTGCGGATTAGGTCCGCCTCCAGAGCGGGACCCTTCTTGGGATGAAGGGCTAGCTCGAGGAGGCCTCGGATTCCCCCGAGTTCACCCCGGAGTCTTCCTGCCAGGCCTCCATCAGCTTCTCCATCTCGGACTGTGGAGCCTTGTCCATCTTCTCGAGGTCTTCCTCGGAAGCGACCTGCTCGAGCAGCGCGAAGAACTGCTCCTCCTGCGGGAGCTTACGGTTCTTGCGGATGAGACCAAACGGAATGGCCGAGAACTTCGGCAGCGTGACCCGCTCCTTGATCTCCTCGCCGTCCGAGTCGAAACCGGTGATGAGCTTGTGATGAAACTTCTCGAATGCCATGGGTGCACCAGGCCTTTCTTGTTGTTGTTTGCACCGGGCCAAAGCCCGTCCGCCAGAGGCAGGCCCGGTGCAGGAGGATAACCTCTAGCGGACGGGACTTATCAGGCTGCGTTGACGACGAGCGTCAGAGCCTTCGTTGCCTCGGCGGGCGGATCGTCCGAGTCGGTCACCTTCACCGTGAAGTTGAACGAACCCGACTCGGTCGGAGTACCGGACAGGACACCCGCGCTCGAGAGCGTGACACCCGCGGGCAGTGCGCCGGTGGTGACGGTCCAGGTCTTGGTACCCTCGCCGCCGACAGCCGCGAGAGTCGCGTTGTACGCGGCATCCTCGGTGCCCGGGACGAGCGTCGCGGTCGACACGGTGAGCGCGGCCTCAGCACCCGCAACCGCGAAGTACTCGACCATGTTGTCGCCGTTCTCGTCCTCGAAGCACTCCATCGTGACGGTGTACATGATCGTGTCCGAGTGGACCTTGACGATATCGTCAATCTCGGTGATCTGACCGTCGGCGATCGTGGAGCGGTTCAGCGCGTCGCCGTCGTAGACGTCGATGACCCACGAAGCGTGGGGCGACTGCTTCGAGTTCTTGTGGACGACGATCTCGCCGTCTTCACGGACCTCGACGTTCGACTCACCGTAGATGCTCTTGAGCACCTCGGCGTTGATCGACTCGAGGAAGGCGAACTGGATGGTCAGCGAGTAGTCGGTCTGGAGGACCTTGACCACCTTGCCGCCGAACGCCTTCTTCTTGTCAGTGTCACGCGACTCGGACTGGGTGAACCCGTCCTCACCGATGTAACCCTGGTCGACCAGCCACTGGTACTCAGCAGCGGTGATATCGGTCTTCGCGGAAGTCGGCAGCTGACCGCCGCCCTTCTTGCCTCGCAGCAGTGCACCGGTCGCCCGGGGCATCGCGGCAAAGACATTCTCAACCTTGGAAGCCATGGTTGGATTTATCCTTTCTTGCGGTTGGATATCCCGAAGGCGCCGGTGAATTGCCACCGACGACGGTCCGCGACGAGCGGATCGGGGAATGGGTACGGGATTGACTCTGTGCGCCAAGCCCGAAACTGAACGCCGTCATGCAGCGTGAACTGAGACGACTTGCATTGTGCGAGCACGAGCCCACACAACGACTCCGCATCTCCGGTGTTCGTCGCGTAACACTGGATGGCGAACACAGGCTCCGAGATGGTGCCTGTAACGTCCTCAGAGCCTCCAACGAGGTCGACCACGATGAATGACTGGGGACGTGACTTTGGGCGGTCCTGAGACACGCTCAGGCCCGGGTTGAGCTCCCTCAGGAGGTCGATCATCGACAACAGCGCCGGAGGAAGCGGCAGATGCTCGCTAACCCCCAGCACGGTAGAACTCCTTCAGAAGCGTGTTGTGTGCAGCGTTATCTTCCTTCGCCTCTTGCGTAGCGGTGATGACCGTGCCGCGATGGCGACCCTGAGGCCGAGCAGCGCCCTCGACAGACGAGGTCAAGTAGCCCGGTTCGTCGAGATTCTGGTTGGCCCGATCGGCGATGCCGCTCGTGATCTTGTCGATCTTGGCCACCAGACGAGGGGCAGAGCGAATCTCACGAAAGCCCTTGCGGTTCAGTCGTACCTTACCCATCGACCCTCCTCACGGTCACGGTGCCTCCGGGATTCCAACGATATGGGTTCCGTCGGCCATCCCCCGCCACTCCCTCGACCTGGTACGTGAAACCCGGCTCATCGGGTAGCGTGACTCGATCACGCGGGTTCCACGTCTGATTCTTGGGAATGAGGAGAACACGGGTTACTACGAGACGGTTGGGGCCGGCGGTAACGTCCTCATTGGACACTGGCTGATTGGCACCGTAGATCTTTCGCGGAACACTGGGTGCCCAGCTGTCTTCGGTGTTGCCGTAGCCGTCTTGGCCCTCACCCGTGTAGACTTCATAGCCGATCGGGTAGCGAGCCTTCATAGCTGAGTAGCTCCTCCGTTGATCGGCATTCCGTCGCCAGAAAGCAGAGCCCCGCAGTCACAGAAGGTCGGGTTCGCCTGAAAGTTCCATGCGCACCACTCCGCGTGCTGCACATAGTCCTGAGCGGTGGGAATCGTAGAGATGGTCGACGCAGCGCCACGCTTACGATAGCCCGAACAAAGGGACTGGAGATCACGAATCTCCTGGGGCCGGAAGAGAGATGAGTCGCTCGCCTTGAGTGTCTCGCCGTAGTCACCCGCAGTGCGCTGAGTGACCGCACCGGAACCTCGTTCGTTCCACCGCAGAATCGCTCCGCGCAGAACGTCCTTGACGATCTCGAGATCGGTCGGGTCATCGAAGTCCGGCTCTTTGAGACAGGGAGCCAGCCGGAGAGCACGGACCCAGGCTGTACGGATCATGTCCTCAGCGGTTGCTGCCTCCAGGTCCGCGTCGAACTTCTGCAAGTCCTCAGCGGTGATCGGAGCGGTCGGTAGTTCTTCGTCAGCCATGGGTACCTCCTCTCATGGGGCTGACCGGTGTGGGCGGAATATCACTACCCACACCGGCCAGGTACTTACGGGGTCTCCGGTGCGTCGCCGGTGCCGAGCTTGTAGACCACGAAAGCGGCGGGGTCCATGATGACCCAACCGAAGATGACCTCCATGAGGTACGCGACCGCGTTACGACGCTGCAGGTCGCCGTTGCCGAACGGATCACCGTACTCGATCTTGCGCAGGCCGATCTGGTGCGCGTAGCCGAAGCGGAGCGCGTTCCAGTCACCGCCGATGGCGCGGATGCCGGTATCCGAGCCCGCATCCACATCGCCGCCGACGGTACGCGAGTTCACCATGGGCTGGCCGCTGTACGAAGCAACGGTCTGGCCCATGTTGATATCGGGGTTGAGGCGACGGCCGTCCGCGTCACGCGCGGTGGCGAGAACGTACGTCAGGCGGGGATCGACGGCAAACCCGTTAAAGTTGTTGCCGGCGGTCTCGGTGACCGCGTTGTAGCCCTCCCACAGGAGCGGGTCGATATCGACGCCGGCCGTGGTCGGCAGGTCGATCACTGGGGCATCGGTGGTGATACCCTTGGTGCCCGAGGTGAGCGTCGCGCCGTTCGAGGACTGACGGTTGTGGATCACCGCAGCGTCGATCTGACGCGCGAGTGCACCGGCCATCTCGTCCCCGATGATATCGAGGATACCCGACGGGTTGGTGAGCACGGTCTCCATCGAGAACTCGAGACCGACCTCAGCCTTGATGGTCTTGAAGTTCACGGCGCCAGCCTCGAGGTCCGAATCGACCTTGTTCTGGAGCTCGCCGATGATCGACGCACTCGGGCGCTTGGTGAGCACCGGGATCACGTTGTCGCCGAGGATGACCGGAGTCGACTTCGACAGAGTGGGGATGATGGACTCGGCGGTTGCCTTCTTCCACCATTCGCTGGAGATGGACTTGGGAAGCAGCTGACTGCCGCCCTGGCCGCCCACGATGGAATTGCTGCCGCCAGGCAGCACGGACTTGGTAGCCACGATGGCTCCTTTCTAGTTGTTACTCTTCGCTGAAGCCGAGGATGGCCAAAGCGGCTGCGTCATCCGACGCGCCTGCACCCGAGTTGTGGGACTGGCCCTGATTCGGGTCGGGCTGGGGCGAACGAGGCCCGGTGGTTTCACCGAGGTACTCCAGCAGCTGATCCGCGGAAGCTTCGAGCTCCTCCTTGGTCTTGCCCTGGAGCAGGTGAGCCGGCACCTGACGGTCGTCAGTGCTCTTCGCCTTGGCCACGTCTTCACGCAGCTTGGTGACAGCATCTGCCTCGTCGCGTTCCTTGAGCTTGGCCTCGTGATCGGAAGCGCGCTGCTTCCAAGTCTCGGTCTCGCCCTTGGCAACGTCGAGCTCCTGCTTGAGGGATGCCAGCTCTGCCTTCAGGTCCTTGTTGGCCGCACGCTCGTCTACGAGCGCCCGGTAACCGGCCTCACCGAGAGGCTTGTCAAGGTCCTTGTTGTCGTCCGCCATTGTATTTCCTTTCCATCGCGGATCGGTGTCCCCCGACTGCTTCGTGCAGTCAGGAAGCTAATTTGTCCCAGGCCGCGATTACGGCATCTGGGTTTGTCCCCACTTCTTGAGTGATGGACACGTATTCGTCTTCCCACTTCTGAACGTAGGAAGGGGGCCGGTAAACCTGCCCAGGTCGAACTGCGACCGCGAGACAGCGGCAACAGTCGTGGTACTTACTTCCGAGCTTTCCGTTACCGCGCGGGCGGCCATGACGACCAACCACACGAAGGGCCGACTCGGCCGAGGCGTACACATCTTGGCGCGTGGCGAGCATCTTGCAGAACCCGCACGCGTTCGGTCGCGCACGACGTGCCCAGGTGGCGCCTGGTTCGGCCTCAGCGCTCTGTTGCACCGAGTCCTGCGCGACACTGTACACATGACCCTCGAGGCTCCCAGAGAGGAGCTGAAGGCCGGTCGTCGCGTTACCTTTCGCCATCGCCCAGCGCGCTGTCTTGCGGAGCGCTTCCTCTGGCGTGATATCGGCAACGACCGGGTCTCCCCCAGCCATCTCGTAGTACGATGCACCCGCCTCACTGGCGAGAGAAAGCACAGGCTCCGCGAGGTCCACGTAGGCGTCCTGCATGAACTCCCAGAACTTCTGGTCGTCAAGCTGTGGCGGATTTTTCCACACTTGCCCCAGCGCCCGGAGTCCCGCCCTGCTGATCGGAAGCAGCAGGTTCCCCAGAACCGTCGGGCTGAGTACCTCCTCCATTGTCACCTCCTCGCAGAATCTCCATCATCTGCTGCTTGGCAAGGTCACGCTTGACCCGCTTCGACTGCGACGGAGTGAGGCCGACCATCTCGCGAGTGACGTCCGAGTCCTTCGCCATGATGCCAGCAGAGGTGAGCTTGACAGCGCGATCGGCGTCAGCACCAGCGGTCGGAGTTCCGGGGTCACGCCAGACAGTGACGATATCGCCCTTAGAAGGAATCTCCTTCGTCTTGAGGTACACCGCCAGCTGGCCGAGTTCCACCCATCCTGGGTTGAACCCGGAGATACGCCGCTCAGCCCGCTTGATGAGTCGAGCCTCGAGCGCGCGGATCGCATCGCCCGACGGCGGGTTCTCGGTGACGAAGCCCAAGTAGTTCGGCGGGATGCCGACTTCAGCAGCAAACATCTTGGAGAGACCCTCGATCTGCTGCATGTACGGTCCAGGCGGGTTCGTCGGGAACTGACCAACCTGAGGGATACCCTCCGACTTGGAGTCCGGGTGCTGTTCGACCCAGTCCTCGTCACGCTCGAGATTCCAGAAGTGACCGAGCAGTGCCTGCCACCCGGGAAGCGGGTTGCCGTTCGCGTCCGTGAAGGCATCCTCACGAGCACCCAGCGCGTAACGCTGAGGAGCGGAGAAGAACTCGCGGTTCGTCTCCATGCCCATGAGTGTGCGGACAGCCATGTTGGTGTACGCGCGGACAGCCCGAGTGATCTCCGACTTGCCTTCACGACGACCGGCGCGGGCGCGATTCGGGAACCACACGACCGGGCAGCGACCGAGGTTATGCTTGTCGACTCCCGTTACCTTCCAGCGACTGGTCTCGGTTGCGCGCTCGTAGAACGTCGTCTGGTCCTCTTCGTACAGAGTACCTCGGAGCCATTCCCCGTTGACGTAACCCTTCAGCGCCGCGACCTCGATCCGTCGCTTGCGACGATTGTAGAAGCCGGTCATGTCCTTGGCGGACTCGACGGTGGCGAGAATTTCAGGCTCACCCGCCTTCTTGTCCCCGGTGCCGACAACGCCGAAAGCCATGCCGTACATCAGCGAGTCGAGATGACCGAGCTCGGACTCATAGCCCAGCTCGTTGTCGTCGTAGACTTGCTTGAGAATCGACTGCAGCTTGGCATCCGAGTCCCAGCCCCGCCAGTCGATACGCTCGTGCAGAACGTCGACCGTCGTTGCGGGCCAGCCACACACGAGGTCCATGACGTCTCGCCGAATCGTCGGCGGGATCGAGAATCCGGGCCGCGTGGTGCGGGTTCCTTCGTAGTAGCGATCCGTGAGCTCATTGGCATTACGGTGCTTGCCCAGCTCGTTCATGAGCGTAGCGTAAGACGAACTCACGAGATCATCACCCTCCCTCTCCGTTTCCGGTCAGCCTTGTTACGTGTGGGGGCACCTCTACCGAGGGCCATGTTTCGTGCTCGCCAAGCAAGCGTCAGCGCGTAGGCGCCGTCGATCTTGTCGGGCGAGTCAGGATACTTCTTGTACAGCAAGTAGCCCGATCGTGTGGCTCGCTTGCGTGCGTTGAGAAGATGACGTACGAGGTTCGGCGAACCGTCGTGAGTCATATCCCCGTTGGCGATTGCTTTTCTCAGGCTCTCGACATAATCCGACACTCGCGAGTCTTTACCTCGCGGCCAAGCGGCGATAGCGTCGTGAGGAGAAGCCTTGATACGGTACTTGCGCCCGTACTTGCGATTCCACGAAGCCATCTGGCTTTCCCACCCGGAAGGGTCGCCGAGAAAGCCGATGACGTTGAACCGCTCGTGAGCGTGAGCGATAGCGCCCTCTACCTCCATGAGCGGAGTCACGAAGTCACGCTCCTCGCCCTTGCGGGCTTCCCAGCAGCCGATCTCGAAAGCTGCAGCATCAGACACGCGCATGCCGACCAGGAAGGTGGCATCGGCCTTGCCCTTGTTGCGTCCCTTCGACCCGTCGAAGCCGAGCACGATGGCGTCACCGTCCTCGATGTACTGATCCATGTCGAAGCAACCAGCAACCTGCAGACGGGACACCCACGAGTCGGATGCCGCGTCGACTTGGTTCAGGAAGTCCGAGCGGCTCTCCTGCACGTCTTGCTCGGGGTCCCAGATTGTCGAGATGAGTCGATCGAGGTCCACGTGGCCGGGAGGACACGCGGGCTCGTGAATCACGCAGCCGTCGGGATGACCTGAGCTGTCGCCGTACGCCACACGGAGACCGTGTAGCAGCGAGTCGCGCTCGAACATGTCCGTCTCTGGCGGCGCCTCACGCGTGTCGTACAGCAGCGACGTATCACGAACGCGACCGGCGCGAATATCGTCCCAGAAGGCAGCTGAGCCCTCTGCAACCGAGTTCTCACCGGGGATGAACGCGTTGGGCGACTCGAGCACCGTACCGCCGACCTTCGCGGCGTTCGATCGCAGCACGCGAGCGAGCTTCTTGCCGCCGTTGCTTTCCACCCACTCTTCCGTCTGGTCCATGACCGTGAAGACAGCGCGCTTACCCTTGACGGTACGCGGCGATGCGGTGAGCTTGTCGATTCGACCGCGACCATGCGGTAGAGCGATGAAGGTTTCCATCGGCTCGAGACCTGGGTAGTGATCGTGGATCGCCGCGTCCTCGTGCAGCATCTCGAGCATGGGAGACCACGTGTTATCGACCTGCTCCTCGGAGACAGCGGCGATATTCACGATGGGGGTCCTAGTCTCTGACCAGGGACGCCCGACGGGTTGTCCGTCCGCATCCCACCCGTCAAAGACCACCGGACCCAAAGCCTCACCCAGGGCGATCATTCCCAGGATGGGAGACTTACCCCAGCCTCGAGGTCGACCGAGCACACCACGAGTGTAAGTGCGTCGGCCAGCTTGAGGGTCTAGCGCGTACCAGTCGAGAATGAAGTCCTCTTGCTCAATGTAGAGGCGCATCGGTTCGAAGATGCCGCCTGTATCAGGGCGGGCCAGCATCTCGTGGTACCAGTCGATCATGGTGAAGCCGAGCGTAGGAATCTCACCGGGCTCAGAAGGCTTCCAAGGCATCGCACCTATCCTTCCACACCGGTGAGTCGCTCCCGGTGTTACTTCTTCTTTTTGTTGCGCTTGAACCGCTTGTCGGCTTTACCGCCAGGCTTCGGTGTTCCGCGCTTCTTCTTGGCCATCATTTCTTCTTTCGAGGTAGCCGGCGATATCGGGTCTTCTTACCGCCTCTGGTTTCATGTGCCCAGCGGCGAGCCCATGGCTGCTTAGTTGCGAAAGCCCATCGCCACTGCTTCTTGGACTTAAAGCCCTTCTTCGCCATTCTTCAGGTCCTCCTTAGCTTCGGCGAGTGCGACACCGGCCACACCCACCCCCGCATAGACGTTCTCCGAAGCGGCATAGCCGTGAGCGTATTGGATATCGCCCTCGGAGTCGATCTGCTGAACGCTGAAGCCGAGGAACCAGTCTGCGAGCGTGTCGCATTGTTCCTCAGCCTGTGAAGCAGCGAACTCACGCACAGCTTCTTCGAGCTTCTCAAGCGGCGTCATGGTACTCGAATCGGTAGAACTTCTTGAACCAACCGCCCCAAGACCGGAACACCACGGGGGTCACCTCGAAGAGCGTGAGCTGATCGCTGATCACTTAGCCACCTTGAGTGCACCGCGTCGCGCTCGTGCAGAGTCGTCGGTGGTGGCGGTCTTAGGCAGACCCGCCGCTCCTGCCTTCGCCTTGCGCTCGGTCTCGTCAGCCGTTGCGAACACGATTCGCAGGCGGGCGCGATCTTCGCGAGTCGCACCGTGTCGAGCCATTCGAAGGCGAAGTTCTGAAGCGGCTTTGTAGTCGCCCTGCCACAGGCGTCCGTGAATGGACGCGCAGTCGAGCAGGTCGAGCCAGTCGCTCATGCGGTAGTCTTCGGTGAGCGGGTTGTCCACCCAGCTGTCCCACCAGAAGAGGGTATGGTCAGGCCATTCGCTGCCGTCGGGCATGAAGTCGGGAATCTCAGGCGCGTCACACGGCTCGTCGGTGACCGTTCTGATCTTGCCCTTCTCGGCCTTCGCCCGGGAAGCGTTCGCCATCTGACTGGGGTCCTTGGGAGCAGCTCCTCCCTTGCGTGAGGCCATTTGGCATCCTTTCCTGTAAAAAGTTCAGCACCTGTACACGGTGTCAGCGTCA